TGGCTTACGCCACTTTGAATACGCTTCCACAAGGTCGGGATCTTTACCGGCTTGGGCTTCGATGATTTCTTCGTATTGAGGACGGAAGTGTTCTGCAATCCTCTTCGCAATTTGCGGTTTAATTCCCTTCTCAAGGGACCACTTCTTAACGTCAAACTGAATTACTCCTTCTTGAAAAAAGACGTCCAATTGTTCCTCAAGTTCACCAATAAGGTCGGACGCCTTCGCCGCAATGCGGTCTTGAATCGATACGACCTTTGTAGATTGTTCTTCCGCATCTTCAACCGTTTCCACAACGGCAGTCGCCAATTTTCTGATACGAATTTCGATGGAGTCCCACAACCCGGATGGTAGGCTCGAACCGTTACTGAGTAGTCGGCAGTTCCATCCGATATTGTGTAGATCAATGGACTTGACATGTCCCAGTTTACGGATGATATCTTTGTCATATTTGATTGACTTTAGGTAGGAGATTGTGAATGACTTGGCATCCTCACTTGTATAAAAGTAATTGAACCAGTTATAGGCGTGAGCCATTTCAGTCTTTGTTGATTCCTCGGTGACTGTAGGTTCAGGACCGAGATACTTTTCGTCTGCGAACTTTGGTCGTTTAACCGCTGCCGACTTTTTCACTTTCTTCTCCTTCGTCATAGTTTCTTCATCATAATGTTGGACATGATACTGATATTACCACCATACATTAGTATGTATTCTAACTCAGATGGTTTGGTGAGTATTTCATACTTACCCACTTTGTCTAACAGGATCTCTAGATACAATCTAAGCATTGCTTTAGAGATTGCAAGAGCAATACAAACATGAACACCGTGTCCCCATGCCAAGTGCCTTGCTTTATCTGTTCGGTTGATTATGAACTTGTCCGCATCAACGAACTTTGTTTCATCACGATTAGCAGACTCAAGAGCAATTGCAATCCTATCACCAGGTTTCAAATCAATGCCATGTAGTGTTACATTCTCAGTAACAGTTCTTGTAAACCTACCTACTGCTGCATTGAAACGTAGTGACTCGTTTACTGCTTGTGGTATCAATGAGCGATCTTTCAGGAGTGCGTCTAACTGATCTTCATAGAACAAATCTAGTGTTAGATACTGTAACGCTGCTGCTAATGATCCTACACCTGTCATCATAGGTCCTAAGATCAATGCAATCACATCTAAGTTTTTCGGATTGTTTGTTACATACTCATGATATACACCAGGTCCTTTAGATGCCATCTTTAGTTTGACACGACTAAACAGTTTAGCGTATTTACCATCAAAGTCCTCAATAGCATTTTCTACTGATACGAGAGGGTGGTGTTTGTAGGTTAGGAGTGATAGGTTGGTTGCTTCGTGCTTATCAAGCGGTGAGTTGATGATCTCTGTGGATGCCCATGCTGCTATTTCTTCCGTGATATTAGATACGTTTAGTTCCGTTTTATCGGAAAGAAGTTTGATCATATTATCGGAGAACACATCAGCAATTCTTTGAATGTTATCTTTATGATAGGCGTTTAGAACAATGTCCTTATAATCATTATGTAAGGGATTGTCAGATGCACCTAATGTTCTGTTCAATCTTGTGCCGTGTTCGATTAGCAGATTGCCGCCTGACGACGAAAAGATTTTGGGATTGTTAAGAACAAAGAACACATCATCATAACGAGTAATGACATGCACCTGGTACTTCTCACTCCAATAGGCAGTGTCACGTGCCCTTAGTTCCTTATAGATTTCATATCTATTAAGCAACCATTCTTTCGAACGTGGATCATAAGACATCATTCAACTCACAACTTATCTTTATGTTCTTTCCAAAGATTGTATAACACTTTTTCTTGTTCGATTGCTTCCTTCTCCCAAGGTAAATTTTTATACCCTGTGAGAACTTCGTTATACATTACTTTGTTCCACATCTGATAGTTACCCGAACACATATCAACTAACTCTTTTCGGGCATACTGTTTAACGTGGACGAGTTCATGTGCCAGTGTTCTTAATAGATAGACAGGACCCAGATCGGATTCTATCTCTACCTCGAACTCCCTATGATTATGGTTCTTGGCATCAATATCCGTCCACGTTGCCATACCGAAACATTTGGTGTCCCTGTAGAAGTTCTTTTTGAGTTTGACTTTCACAGTGACGTTCTTACTCAGGCGTTTCAAAAGATGATCACAAATAAATGAAGCCGCCTCTTTGATTTCACGCTTTTCCATTTTCTTCGCTGATCCGTATATCTTAATCTGCGCCATTGTCTCCTCAGGTTGTGAAGATGTTATGATCCTTAAAGTCACTGATAACACAGATACCATCCTCTGTGTGACCTATATCATGCTCTATTTCCTCAGCCATGTCAAGTGCTTCGTTTAGGGTATAGTATACCTCGGAACGGCAGAATGTGTCGAATATCGCCGGGTCGTCCCCTTTATATTTAGCAGAAACCGCATCCCACTCACCATAGATATTGTCAATGGCGGTGGCATGGGCGACACGGTATTCCGGGCCCTTCTCTGTTTCGGTTAGGAACACATAGATTCCGTTATCTGCTGACATTATTCCTCCTCGTCGTCTGAAAAGAAGGTGTGGACGACAAGTTTCATAAACCACTGTAGCATGAAAGGCAGCCATAGCGGAGCAAGAACTTCTACCCATGTCCAATCAATCAGATGATCGGTTAGCTTGAGACCGATGAACAGTAAAGCAAGTCCATCCATGAAGTTAATCGGAACCTGTGACGGACCGAGGTTAATCACTTTCACATTCTGCATTTTGCGATCCTTTAGATTAGACGGCAGTTCCATAGACATATCACTTCTTCTTTCTACCCTTCATGCGGCGGGCTTTGCGTTTAGTCGAACCAATCTTTCGACGACCCTTGCGAGGTCGGTTTTTATGTGGCCATGCCATATATCACTCCTTCAATAGTGTTTTAACTGAATCATACCGAAATGAACGCCACCCGTTGGCATCGATATCCCATACCGGTTGAACATCATCATTTAACTGACGGGCTTTCTTGGGAATATTTCCGTCATACTCGGACAGCATTGACGGTTCCTCGACTTGCGGAACATATAGATCGGAAAGAGTGGCTCGCATTGTGCGTTCCGTTCCGTCTGACTTCTCGAATACCACAGTAACGACTCCGTTCTTGAGGTCTTCCTTTAACGCATACTTATCAATCATGGTTCTTTTCCCCATTGAGCAACTTTTCTAATTCATTATAACCCCCAATGAACTTTTTGTCAAGTGTTATTATGGGAAAGGTTCTCGCATCCGGGAACATTTCAAGGATCGTATCCCGGTCGAAGTCCTTGCCAAGTTTATAAACAACATGCTCTTTGGCTTTTAGTTTTAGTAGTGTGATTGCTTTGTCACAGAACACACACGCATCTTTTGAATATACTGTAATCATACTTCCTCACTTTTTGATATGCGACTTTCTTACTCTGACCATGATCCACGAGTTGTAATAGTTCTCCGAAAGCAACGCATCCCTATCGAACTGTTCCTTCGCTTCATAATACGACGCTTCGCCTTTGCTCTTACATAAACGGATGACCTCTCGGGTGAACTTCTCCTTACCGAAGATTTCCACATGGTTTGAAAGTTCTTTATTGCTGCCATAGTAATCTAGCCAATCTGAATCGACCTGTTTCTTCACTCGCTTACCTTTGCGTTTGGTGGTGCGAGTGAACTTAAATAGTTTCTTACCGATATACTTGCGGCCCGTAGGCACACAAGTAATCAGGTACACGAAGGAATCATATCCTTCTGGGATTTCTGTTAGGGGTTCGTTGTTATAGGTCCATGTCATAGACCTATATAGTCATTCTTCGTATTCTTCTATTTCAGGTGGATACTTTTCATTATAGACTTCATCGAAAGATGGATCGATGTTCAGATATGCCTCAACGCCTTTGATATCAAACTCCTCAAGAACATCTAACAATATCCTATAAGTTTCTTCTCGACATTCAGAACTCAATTCACATTCCGATAACTGTTCTATAAAATGTCCAAAGATAGCTGCTCGTTCTCCTACCATTACTCCTTATCCTTTCTGATATAAGACATATAATTCTTGGTCGAATCCATAATCATCTTATAACCGAAAGTCGTGAGATAGAAGGCATTTCTATACCACTCATAAACAGGATTCCTTGCCAGTATGTCTGGGTTCTTTTCTTTCTTCTTCTTATGTTTCTTCTGTAGAAGTTTTTTATCTTCCACTTGAGTTTCATAGAACTCAATCATCTTCTCATTTGCGATGACAAACTTATAAATTTCTTGATTACCAGGAAACATGTGTCTATACATGTTAATCATCTTTTTACGTTTCTTGGTGTGATACAATTGATCCATAAGTATGCGATCCAATTCATTCATAACACTTCCATAGTGAATAGGGCTCTAACATACTTGTTAGCATCAAACTGGATTCTCTCTCTAGCAAAGACAACGAAACCCAGATCACCTCGTTCCATATTCTCCATCATGCTCTTACCTGTAGTCCATACATCATCAACGACAAGTCGAACTGGACACTTGGGTGTCCTATACTTTTCTAGTGCATTTGCTAGTTTGGTACCACCACGAGGAATGCCTTTGACAGAACCAAACTGGGTGCGTTCACTAATCATCTTAGCGAGGCATTCCCAGTCATCGTCTGTTAGTGCATCACATTCAATTTTCCAATCAAGTTCTTTGCCGGCGTGGGAAGTAAACTTACCGAGTTGAAATAGGTTCATTGTGGATCTTTCCATGTTGATGTATTCACGCACATAAATTCTGCCCTACCCTTTACTGTAAAATATGCCTTCCTATTCACTTCCTTGATACGATCAACACTGTTAATTTTGCCAATCGTTTCATAGTAACGAATAAGAGACCAAAGTTCTTGGTCCTTTTGCTCTTTATTTGTCATGGTACAATCCGAATAGTGGTGTTGGGATCATGCTTTACGATATTATAGAGGGTAGCAGCATTAGCTGGATGAAGCCTAACACAACCATGACTTGCGGGTCGTCCAAGATTACCGATATGAGGAGTGGCATGGATAGCATAACCACCAGAAAAGAAAATAGAATGAGGCATCGGAGCATTGTCATACTTCTTTGAATAGTGCATTGTTTGAAGGGAATAAGGATGGAAAGTACCAGATGGAGTAGAGTAACCTTTGCGGGCGGTTGAGACTCGCCACTGATATGATCCACTGTCAGTATCAACCTGCATCATCTGGTGAGATTTACTGATAGTGATATTTGTTTCTGCGGCTGCGGGTGTAGCAAATAGCATTGCGGCGATTAGTAGTTTCTTCATTGTGTATTCACTCCTCTACAATTATCTGTTGGCATATACTTACAATATGCCTTGATCCAGTTTGTTGATATATCTAGTTGTGCTTCTCTTAGGGTGACTTTTCCATCACATACAAGAGTGTGCAATCTATTCTCCAGACCATCTTTTATTCTAGCAGACCAAATTCCATGATATGATTGTGGCCATAGATTCCGAGTATCATTAGAACCACCGAGTTCAAGGCTAATCAAATGATCAACCTCATAGTTTCCTGATCGTTCTAATCCATACTCTTGGAATACCTCATCCTTTTGTTTGTCTGTAACATGACGAACAGTAGCAGTATATCCCTTCTGACAGATTTTGTCAAGCGTGGCATCAACAGAAAACACACCTGGCGTTTTGATAGGATCGGGATAGATTGGATCGGGAGGGCTTCCGGTTGCCTGAGCAGCGGCCAAGTTGATCCCTCCCGCAAATACCAATAGGATGATTAGATTTCGCATCCACCAGCCGAACATGCTAGAGTTTGGACACCTTCAACATTGTCATCCATTTCAACCAATGAGTCCCATTCAAGTGATTTTGGAATAGATGGTAGCATTGCTTCATACAAGTCCTTAGTGATTTCCTCATAAGGTGCTTGACGATATGATCCACCATCATGTGGTAGGAATGATACACCTGACATTTCGTCAAAGTGATCATATACCCATGCACCAACTTTCATCCATTCATCTTCTTTCACATTGATTGTAACGGATGGCTTATGTTCGCACCAGGCTTCCTGATAGACTGCCCATAGTTCAAGATGCTTGATGGCATCAATGTCGTCTCTTACAACAGCACCCTTAGGTGCTTTCTGTGGGAATGAGAATACAGTTGTGGAGTCTGGCTTCATAACGTCAGGCTCCCACGGCACACCATTGTCCTTCATAAACTTGGTTAGGGGATCCTTATTGTCAGCACGGACACGACGAATATAAAAATTACTGTGGCGGGGATGAATACCAGAGGCACTATCGCAAAGTTGGGAAACCGTGCCAGAAGGTTTGACGCAAGTAATAGCAGCAGCAGGATTGATACCGAGAGTATTAGCAAGTTCATCGTTCACCTTTACAGCAAAGTCACGGAGAGAAGCAAGACGCTCCTTGATTCCCTTATCTTCTGGGTTGTTGAACAACTTGGAGTCATAAATGCCTGTTAGTGATACACCAAGCAATCTTTCTTCTTCTGTGTTCTTAACCCAAATCTTTCTTAGGTAGGGAAAATCCGTAAGAGTAGATTGAAAAGTGCCAAGGATAGTCGCAATCTCAATTTTATCACGAAGATCATCCATGGTGTCTGTGGCTCGGATAACGACCTCGGTGAGGTTACAGAAACCATAAGGTCGGAGAATAATCTCGCTGCACGGATTAGTTCCAAATAGTTGTTCTGAATTTCTTCGTCCATTACGTTTTGCGATTTTCTGACATGCTTCACGGCTGAATAGTCCTCTCTCTCCTGATTTGGATTCATATAGTGATACCCACTCTGACATGAATGAACCAATCTCTGGCTTTTCATTATACACGGCAGAGTTGTTTGACAATGCTCTCTGTGGGTTTGCTTCCCACCAAGCACCTGCCTTGGCATGACGCATACGATCATCGGATAGATTAGATAGGCTGATCATAGCAGAACGGCGAACACCACCAACGACTACAACCTCACCAATCTTACACATAACGTCATGGCACTCAAGGGATGTGAGACGACGACCATGTGCGTTACGAAACATCTTTACAACAAACTTAAATAGTTCCGAAAGTGGGCCTGGTCCAGATGAACGACCACCAAATGTCTTTAGAGGAGCACCTGCGGGTC